TGTGCTGAACTTTCTATCCCTATTAACGAACATGTGATCCCGGTCATTGACCTTCTCCATGTCAAGGCAGGCGTGTCCCGCCGAGTACAGTGCTGTGGGATAAGTGAACATGCCCTTCTCAGGATTTATGAAGTTCAATCCCTCCACACCATTATCGAATCCATTTGGAATTCTCTCTGCTGGTATGTGTTTGCCTTCTGAAACTCTTTGTTTGCTTATGAATGTGTTGTAGAAGTTTGATATAGCAGGCAAGAACACCGCGAAGTCTCTGCTCAACTCCCCTAAGTGTTCTTGCTTACTATTATCTGTCGTCATTATTGCGCCTGTGCTGGTATGATGTATTGATACTTGCCCAATCCTGAATCAACAGAGACCTGCATCGCACCCTCGTTAGAGAAGTGTAATGTGACCTTTGCTGAGTCTGATAGTTTAAGTATTTGTAGCACCTGTCCTACTGGCCAACTCCAACCTTTGTTAAGTGTTCCCTTAACGTCAGTTGCAAATACAAACTCACCACCATGTGATGCCTGGTCACCGAAAGTGAAGATCAAGTTCCCATCCTCGGTTCTCACAACAAACGAGTTGTGTTCAGTGTTTGCAGTTGCCTGGAAGTTGAATCTTTGCACACTTGCCACGCTTGGTTCAATCTCAACGTCCCACTTAACACCTTTGAACTTCACGGTCTTAAGTTTCTCGTTGATGATCTCAGCGTTCATAAATCTGTAGTCATTCTTGAAGTCGCCCTTTTCATTCTCGAAATGGATCCCTGTAGGAATGGTTGCACCGTTTCTCTCACCGGACAACACAGTTATGTTCGCCTTCTCTTTGTACTCCGGACACTTCAAGTGTATGTCCAGTTTGCCCATTTGTGGCATACCGAACGTACCTGTCATCTCCGTCTGTGGCTTGTGGAAAGACCCCTGCAGGATCACGGATCTGTCTTCTGCCATGGAGTCGATTGCAGTTTCCTTATCGTCCCCAGTGATTTTAACAAGATCCAAGAATCCCAGTCCATGCGTATGTTTAACGATGTCTTTTAAGATGTCTATCATAATGTTCTTATTGTATATGATATTTAGGTCTTAGTCTAGTGTTATTTCAGAAACTTTATACACAACTGGATTTTGTTTACCAGGTTTACGAAACACAGCATAACTGGCACCAGGTCGGAATTGGTTCATCTCTACGACCTCGTAACCTTCGTCCTTTATCATATGTTCCATTGCGGTCTTCGTGTTGTAGTTCCAATATCCCCTCTTGGCCAGATCCAATTCTTGATCATAATGGCAATCGGCGTATTGTATTAATACGTAACCTCCAGGTATCAATACCCGCTTTATGTCATGTAGGTACTGTTGCACGTGTTGTTGTGTGAAGAACACAAAGGTGTCCCAACTGAATACAAAGTTACAACTGTTCTGTGGTATGTTTGAGCATTCGGTGTTACGGGTTGTGTAGAACTTTAGGTACTTGTGGTGTCTGGGGTTAAATTTCTTCCTTATCACTTTCTCCCTATCGAGTAGTATATCCAGAAAAAAGTTCAATCTCCACGATCTGAAATCCATAGAAAACATGCCGTCACCTGGACCGATCTCTAGACTGTTGTATATGTTTGTTTTTGCAAACTGAAATATCTTGCTTTGTACGAACTTCTGTAGCGTGGGGTCGATTGTGGATATTAATTTTTTCTGCTCAAGATCACGTCTGAACCACTCGGGAGTCTTGTCTAACCTGTTTATTGCTTCTTTGTTGTTAGCATCAACGGCCAGTTCTATGTCCTTCAATATTTTAAGATTTGAATCTATCAGTTGCTGTAGATCTTCCTTTTTGACCTTTTCTAATTTTTCAATGAGTAATTTTATTTCTTCTATGCTTAACATAGTATTATTTAAAATTCAAACAGTTTGTTGAACGTGTTACTGGTCTCTGTTGACTGTACGTCCCAATCCAGCACACCTATAAGATTGTCTATCTTCTGATCAAGTATTGTTGCTTCCATGGCGTCTCCGTCAAATGGCAGATCTTTGAACCATTCCGGAATTCGCATCTCATCCACAGGGTACGCGATACTCGTATAGCCTAACGGATTGTTTTTAAGTTTACACACTATCACTTTGGCACCATCTGTTATTGGCATACTGTACTTGTCGCCGTACATCTCTCTACACCTATTCCAATTCATGCTGGCTCTCACGTGTCCAGGCATGTTGGCTCTACCTGCCTTTTCCTCTGCCGCTGTGTACTTGGTCATGTTGTTTGCTCTCTTGGGAGATCCTTTCTCCCAACCTGGCCTAGATTTAAACTCTGCCCTGAATTCGCTGATTTTTTCTAGTACTTCTTTTTCTTGTTTGCCTTGTAGGACCATGTATAGAAGATCACTTAAGAAGTCCTGTACGAATACAGGTGTGTCTGATCGTTTAAGATCTAGTCCCATCGCTTTCATCTTGCCATCCTTGCCCTCGACGTCTGCACGTTTACCTTCTTTATCGTAGTACAACACAGCATATCTTTTTTTCGTGATGAATAATCCTTTCGATGCAACAAGCTCTCTGCCCGCCGCTATGACTTCTCCACGTGTGCTTGGACAATGGAAACCCTTAGTCATGAATGATTTGAAAGATCCATTTACTTCATCTGCTATCCTGTCATACAGTGCCACAACTGAATCTTTTGTCCACGGTATGACGCCCTCGTTGATCTCTTTTTGTAATGTCTTGTGTGCCGTGAAGTAAACCGAGTCCGTGTCTCCGTACACTATACTTTCTCCCTTGTGGTCATACTTTCCTGCGATGATCTCATTGGTCTTGCTGGCCATGTGTTTGGTGATACACCTGCCTGTAAGTGTCACACTCTGTCCAATCCTCATGTCAAAGAACCTACAACCTGGGTTCAGTATTGCACCATAAAGACTGTTTAGATTAATTTTCTTCACAAGTTGTCTTTTGTCCCAATACTCTCTTTCGATTTCGTTGTCTCCGCACTCTCGCATCTTTTTCTGCATGTCCTGTCTCTCCGCATACCAACGTTTCAACAGACCTGGTATGATTGCTTCGTATTCGTATGTGAATATTGTACCGTTGGCACTTAGCATCCATTTATTGTTGCCGTCGAATACGATCTCGTACAGTTGTGCGGCACTCATACGCACACTGGTCTTGTCCTCCCAGTCCACAATTATCTCTGTGCCCTTCTCTTGATTCATGACCGCTTGATACTCCCAACTGCCAAACTGGCTGTCCCATGCCGCCGCGAATGATTTCTTGGCGTGTTTGGCCCTGTTGATCTCTGCTGAAGTTATTACTGGCCTAATCTGTCCCACTATGGTCTCAGGACCCATGTTCAGTGCCCTAATAACACTTGGATATAGTGAGTTTATGTCAACAGATCCGATCCAATCATGTATTCCTTTTTGTGGGGTTGCCACGTGGGCTCCTGCCGCCGGTTGATTCTCTTCACCGTCTTTCTTGTACTTCCTACCCGGTACCTGCATTCCACGTCTGTGTGTCTCGTTCACTATTGCTTGTTCTGTGACTGCTACTGCACCCATTGTTGTCTGTAGTAGCACAGTGTTTTGGTGTGCTATCTCATTGGCTAGTTCTATGAACTTCAATTTTTTCTCTAGTTTGGCCAACAGTGCAGTATCTTGTCTGTTGTATTCTATGAACAATCCAAAGTCGTTCTTGTATAAGTTATCGAGCGAGCCTTCGTAAACTGTCTTCCTCTCATCCAACTCATGTTCACCTATTGCGTCTAGTCTGAAACTGTGTCTCTCCTCATATGTGTATTTCCTATACAGTTCTAGCAAGTCCAAGTGTACCCTACCAATTAGATCAAAACTTAATTGTTCTCTGCCGTATTTCTCAAACACTCTCTTTTTAGGCTTTTCACCCCAAAAGCATAATCTTCTTGTATCATCAGAACTCAATACCTTTTGTATTCTTCCTACAGTGTACGGAATGTCATACCCTTCACTGTTCCAACCTGACAGTATGTCTGCATCTTGTACTAATTCTAAAAATGCATCTAGCATGTCTTTCTCTTTCTCGAACAACATTGTGTTGTCAAACCTTTTAGTAAGTTCTTTTGCGTCATCCATGCTGATTGTCTTAGGCGGTACTGCCAATGTGACCAGTTGATCCGTCCAGCTCATATAACAACTTATGGCAGTTATGGGCATGAACGGATCATCTGTTGTTGAATAACCTCGATCTGGATCGAAGTCTACTTCAATATCAAAAAACATAACATTAAGTTTTGGAGTTTCTTTGCCTAAATAATTTTCTTCCAGACATCTGAACACAGGATTTATATCGTGTTCATAAAGTTGCTTGTTGGATCTTATACGTTGCTCTTTTATGAATTCTTTGTTGGAGGCACACTGCACTCTCTGTAAAGGTGCACCTGTCATTGATCTGTGCTTACCCCTTGCGTCCTCGTAGTAGAACACATACCTTGCGTCATACTCAACGAATACACGACCCTTCTTGGGATCACGTTCTACAACGTATATCTTGTCCTCGTCCTTTTTAAAAAGTGCGTCTATGTAACTCATTGTATGAATACTTTGTATAATCCTATTGTGTTCATTATTGTAAACCAACCTGTAAGACAAGCAATCCAAATTAATCTACGTCTGATTCCTGCCCAACACATCGTGCTAGACCCTAGCCAGTATAAAGGAAACACTATACTCATTATAGGCGATGGTGATGTGAAAGTCAACACCGCTGATCCGCAAACGGTTACAACCACAGAAAACAGTTCTAGGTAGAATGCTGTCGAATCTGTTTTGTAACTGGTTACCCAAAATTCTTTGAGTAGTGTTATCACTAAAGTTTGCCGGCGGTGTTTAGTATGCTTTCCAGCGTGTCCATCTCATCAGCGATGTTCTGGTAGTTGCCCTTGTGTGCAACAGATATCGCTTTGTTGATAAGTGCTGGTTTCAATTCTAGTTCCTCTGAGATTGCTTTCACGGTGTCTCTCAGTCCACCCTTCAAATCATCCACTTCACCTAGCACTTGTGAGCCCTGGGATATGATCTGTATTAGTTTCTGCTTTTCTGCGTCGTTGAAGTTTCTTACTGCCATTTGTTTCTCCTGTTGTTATCCAACAAGTATATAACAGATTTCCTGTGAATGCAAATTATTTTTTCTTCTTGGTATTGACGTTTATCGCTTTACCACGCCTGTTGGGATTAGGATCTTTTCTTCTTTTCCTTTTTGCCGCACTTGCTCTGCCT